ATGGCGCACCTGTGTTATTCACTTCAGAAACTCCTCTAGAGTACCCTCTCCCTGTGTCTCTGCCTTCTTTCTAGCATTATATCTCTTACGCCATGCTTTACGCTTTGGACAATTTTTACGTTTCTCATCATATTCTTTCTGCCATGCTTTACGATGTGATGTTTTTTGACGTACCTCATCATATGCAGTATAATATTCTTGTGGGTAATCTGTGCGAAAACCACCCTTCCAATTGTAATGATTCTCACCAGACTGATCTACATAGCGTGGGTCACCTAGGCTCTCATTATAATACCTATTCCAGCAGCGTTTCTTTCTATTGACCAAAAGTTCATGCTCTAATATACACATCTCCTCATCCGTACCATATGCGAGTATACGTCTTGTTACACCTTCTGGAATGTTATCCTTGGTGAATGACTCCCATATGGTTGATGAATGTGTATATGTGTCATCTGGTGAACCCTTGTGTTTACCCAGATAATACATCTTATTTGGTGCATCATACCACAAATATACGAATGCTTCACGCATCACTTCTATCTATATCAAATACAAGATTTATCTTTGGTATATCCCCGTTATTATATGATGTATGAGGCCTTTTATTATTAAACCACCACACATCACCCTTAGAAAATATCTTCGTTACAGGGAGTGTCATAGCATTCTTTAGGGGTAATTCGTATATTTTATCCTCTAATTCATGGTCTACTGTATAATCATATGAACCATCAATTACCACATGATATCGATCTTTTTTATAGTAGAAATCATGCTTATTTGAGAGGTTGAATGAATCAGGCTGTGCATCTAGGTGAATACCTACACTAGTGTCTGGTGGTGTACGATAATACATGGCTCTTGCGTATTTGCCTCCATATGTGGTTGCAAACCATACCAGTGTATCAATTGTCTCAGGATACATAAACAATGTGTTTGTGGGACAGTAATCTGGTAAACACAGGTCATCTAATGGCGTTTCGAAATCACATGGATCATATTCGATTCCGTCGTCAGGACATAGTGTCTTATGACGTATAAGGGTTTGTATTTCTGATCCAACCCAGTTCTTACCATGACCAACCATATCACCTGTTGGTTTCCATAGATTGTTATCTATTTCATCACACATAGGTTGTACATCAATTTTTGTTATCTTCTTTATCATACAAACTGTACTCTGCCTGTCTCTAGCTGTTCATCTATCTGATCAGCGAGTATATCACCCATGAGGTTCATGAATTCTTCCTCATCGATATCCTCAAATGCAAGCCCTGCATTCTCCAGTATTTCGAACTCAAATGAAAGCAATGCACGATTATCGTCTGTTTTTGGTAGATTTATCTTGGTATATCCCCATGCTACACCCTTATACTTACCTTCTTCCATCATGACAGCCATGTGTTCATACCCGTCTTTTGTCACAAATGAATATGTGTTTGGTTCAATTCTGCTCATTTCCATACCCTTTCCAGTACATGATATGATGTGTTTGTCAACATTGCAGGGTCATATCGATCAGGTGGTGTTTGCCACCATACCCATGCTACGGACACTCTATTGCCCTCGTATGGTTGTACTCTGTGCGGCAATGTGGCATCAAAGTACAACAAACGATTGGTCTTTGGTTCAAAAGTCTTGTTGATTGACCAGCTTTCAATCCCTATTTCCAGATGTCCACCACTGTCTGGTTCTCTCATATAGTACAGATATGTGTATTCTGGTAGGAAATTCTTGGGGTATTTGTCGTTGTAGGATAGAATATCACTGTGCCACACAGGGTCAATCGGTCTTACATTGTACCATGCGGTAGCACCATGCGCTCGTTTACTCAGTGTGGGTTTGGTTGACATAACCAGATCAATCAGTGGATTCGTGGTTCTTTTGTACTCCCAACCAATCCAGTGGACCTTAGCATATTCTATATGCAATGCGTTAAGTGCGTCTACCTTCTCTTGGGGGAGATAATTATCTATCGTTTTCATGTCCTCAACAGTCCCGATACGTTCCACGGTTTGGATATCAGAACGGTAGAGATGGAAAAATCCTTTGCACCAGCCCGTTCGTACTCCTTCATATCAGAAGAGGTATATATACCACCCCCTGCGATAACTCTGTTTACTCGTTTACTTATTCGTTCTATGTTGGGTAGATTGACCTTTTTGAGTTGTTTGCCGGATATACCACCCTTGGGTGTTGGTATAGTGTTGCTACAATGTATTGTTTTCACGCCCATATCCACCAGTTTATCTATCTCTGTATTCGGTATGTCGTAGCGCACCTTTGCGATCAGGTCAGGAAACTTATTACAATAGGCTTGCATTGTATCGTCTATTATGTTAATCGTCGGCACGTTGGGACAGGAGAGGTTCAGCTCTAGTTTTGTGTGTTTTGGTATGTGAAAGAGCATCGAAGTCCACTCAAACTCGCTCAAACCGCATATAGAGTATACGTCAGTCAGTTCAGTGAAATCAACTGCATGAATACCCTTGTTACGAAATCCAATCTGATTACGCCATCCACCTCTTACTGGGCGTAGTGAGCGTAATGTGTGATATATCAGGCCTTTCCTACGATGGTAGGTGAATGTACCCCTGATACTTGTTGTATCTTGTAGGGAAATGTAGTTGCCAAATGGTGGTGAGATGTATATCATCCTCTATAGTACCTTTCTGGTCTATTGTCAACCCATTTCTTAGGGCCCTCTGTCCAATAGAGGTCGTTTAGAATTGCGTTCCACCATCCTTCAACAATAGAAGGCAGCACGTTGCAACCCTCTTCTCTAAAATGAATATACCACTTATACCATAATGCAGTCATCCTATTGTATATCCTGTATTCTTCATCCAGAGGGCACAAACGATGAATATAGCCAGCGCCCCCAACATTACCCACACATACCACGGATTATTCATACTTGCCACCCCTCTCCGAACTCTGTTTGATCAAACGTGGGTGACTCGAAGTCGTCTGTCTCCTCTGTCTGATTACTATCCGCAAGACCATCCTGTTGGCTCTCATCTAGGTCCATCAGTCGCATCTTTGCACGGTCAATACCCACCACAAAGCGCTTGTTCATGGTTGGATCATTGTATCGGTTCTTCAACTGTTTCACCGCAATCTGATTGGCGGCCTCTAGTTCTTCGTTACTAATGAGTGCAAACATGAGGTCAGCAGTAGCTGGTAGTCCAAAACTCTCACTGGTATCTTCAAGACCCACATCGGAATTGGAGAATCCAGAGCGAGTCGTCTGTGTTGCAGACATGATTGGTACGTTCGTTTCGACTGCAAGTCCTCGTAGTTCCTCTGCAATCGACTTGATATACATGTACGAATTGACATTGGCTGCACCCTTGAATCTACTGGATGCACATATATTCAGATAATCTATGAAGATGATATCTGGCTTGAAACTCTTCTTGATAGCGAGTTCCTTGATCAATCCCCTAAAGTGTGCGGAATGTGCGGATGCAGTCGGATATTCCTTGATGACTAGTTGTCCGTTTGTCTCACGAATGATCTTTTCTATCTTGGTATCATACATCGTCTTGGGTAGTTCGTGCAAGTCTTCCATAGACACATTCATGAGGTTTGCATCAATGCGTTCAGCGATGCGTTCCTCAGCCATCTCTAAGGTGATATAAAGGACGTTCTTACCCTGATTCATACAGTTCGCTGCCATATGACACATGAACAGCGATTTACCTACACCAGTACCCGCAAGAGCGATATTCAGTGTCTTGGGTGGTAATCCACCCTTGGTGATACGATTGAAGAATTCCAGATCAAACGGAATCTTCTCCTCTATCGTATGGTAGTAGTCAAATCGGGCATCTGCATCCAGCAGGTAATCATGACCAACAGAATTATCGAAACCCACAGCAAGGGCGTCTGTAAGGATAGATGGAATTGCATCTGGACCTCTTGCTTTATCTTTTCCATCAATGATTTGAATTCCTTCAACAATCGCATTATATACCGCCTTATCCTTGCAGAACTTCTCAGTTGTCTCAACCAACCAATCAAAGTTCACATCTTTGTCGTTTTCTAGTTCCTTCACCACCGTTAATACACGCCGAATGTCATCCTCGTTCAGATCACGGCGTGAGTCAATCTCAATCTCCAGAGATGACTTGGTAGGTAGTGCATTGTATTTCTCTACAAACTTCTGTATCTCTTCAAATACGATACGCTCAGTACGGTCAGCAAAATACTCCCCTCGTATAAAGGGGAGCACCTTTCTCGCATACTGTTCGTTTCCTACCAGCTCTGATAGGGTTGTTCTTTCAATTGTCTGCATATGTCACTCTTTCTCTTTGAGATAGAAACTATTCTGTCTTTGCACCACATCTAATAGTGTATTCTCATTCCAACCGTTTTCTTCCAGAATGACTGACATATCCTCTGGTGGAATAGTCAATACAGATTCGTGTGTGCTTGGGTCAATTTTATAATATTTGGTTATATTAATCATATGCGTTTACCTTTATCATACATTCGTTGAGGAAATCAAGTCCCTTAGTATTCTTATAGGGGTGTTTATACCACACCTCTATTATACCTGATGAGTATAACAGTTTTGCACAAGAAAGGCAAGGGACATGTGTAATAAATGCTGTTGCACCCTCACCTGACTCATTGCTCCTTGCGAGCTTGGTGATTGCATTCTCTTCTGCATGTAGAACTTCTGGTTTGGTAACGAAGTCCTCATCCTCACATACGTTGGTCCACCCAGAGGGCATACCGTTGTATCCTATAGATATGATGCGATCATCCTTGACAATCACACAACCTACCTTGAGGCGTTCTGCTGTACTACATTCTGCATAGTTAAATGCAGACTTCATATGTGCTGCAATGTGTTTATTCTTCATGATAACCTATACGTTAAAGGACTCTCCACACCCGCAGCTACTGCTTGCGGTTGGATTGATGATCTTGAGGAAACTACCGCCTAGTTCTGTCACATAGTCAATCGTTGACCCCAATACGAACATCTCTGCCATAGGGTCAATCACCAGCACATCGTCAATGGGGTCTGACCAATCAACGTCTGGCCAGTTCTTGGAGAAGTCCCACACATACTGCATACCAGAACATCCCCCGCCTTTTACGCCGAGGGACACATAGTCTCCGTCACTCACTGATTTTAGATAGTCTCTTGCTGAGTCAGTGAGGGTAATCATGACAGGCGTTGTCCCTGTCGCAGTAGATACGCTAGGACATTAGACCAGTACTGTACGCCCCACTCTGACCTACTGATTATACAATTGTCCAGTGCCGTTCTTGCATTTGCTATAAGACGATCCCAATTCATTAGTTTGCATCTCCTGTATCATGTTTCCGAATAGACTGAAAACCTCTCTGACCCTTGCACTCTCATCTGATCTGGGTATACAAAGAGTTTCAGCTGCTGCCATACCCTGTGATGAAACAACTCTTGCTTGTTCCATGCATGTTTCCATATCAGGCATATTTACGTTATATTCTGTTCCTGTCATGGTCACTACGACCAATAGTGCTTTCATCATCACACTTCACTCCATCCACCAATTTCACACTTGTATTTAGTGTTACCAACCAAAACCATGTCACCCATGCTCGTGCTGCGACATGCACCACCATCAAACATCTTGGTCACACCTTCGTTGTTCCACCAACCATCATCAATGCTGTTGGTCTTTATAAACGCTTCCTCTAACTTCTCGTTGATGGTTGCATCCTTCTTAACCTCTACAAACGCAACCGTGGTAGGTGCGTCCTCAAAGGCTGCGTGTATCACCGCAACCTTCTCATAGAGCAGAGTCTTCGTTAGTGCGTCAATCTTATCCATAGTACGCCTCCTCAGTGTAATAACCAATAGGACTCAACTTACCAACTGCATCATCAATCTCATTACTCATGATCTTTTTGACTGCACCATTCTCACGAAACATAACGTCTACCGCATAGGCACCATTCAATTTGGTATTGTAATCAATACTGACGATCTCACCTTCTTCGATAGGAAACATCGCACCAAAAACACCAATAATTTTGTCACCTTTTTTGTACATATCAAACTCTCTCTGTTTTCCGATTATGTCTTATATTACCATACCCAAAGGGGTTTGTCAACAGCCAATTTAGGCTGCTTCCTTCATAATTTCTTCACACAATTCCAGAACTTCTTCCTTGGTAAACCTCTCAAAAGAACGCCGATAGTCTGCCACCCGCCCCCTACAGACACCCATCTTGATAGCAATGATATCATCTGGTGCTTTACCATTGTCTTTACCCAAAGCACCAACAGTAGGCGTGTCAATAACACAACGGAGATATTCCATCATGCGTGGGCTAACCCGACGAGTCCGCCTCGTGCTTTCCATATATCGTTTCTTCATAACAACCTCTTTGTTTCTCATCTTATATCCTATATTACCATCTGGAATAGGATTTGTCAATAGCTAATTTAGCCCGCAACAGCGAATATTTCTGCATCGCTATCATACAGGTCAAACACCTTACTGACCAGTTCACGGTTTCCTGCCTTGGGAAAGTCAATTACCTTAGAATAGGGCGACTTCTTGGCATAGACTACAACGCCGGATGTCTTGGACAGTTTGTTCCAGACATACCGTCCACCAGCAGACTGGCTGGTTCCTGCCTTGAGTGTGATATCCATCTTCTTCATGAGGAACTTGTAAATCTTGATGGCAAGGTTATTACCCTTGTACCGACTATCGACGCTGAGTAGGTCAACATGCCATGCACCACGCTCTTTCGACAACTCTACCTTTGCGGCAATACGATAACGAGTCTCCATATCACCATAGACAGTACGAGCTCGTTTGGTCACATTGCGGTCATAGACCCAAATATCGTTATATGTACTTTCAACTTTATCAACGTAGATATCGTACCCAAAGGCACGACCAACGAGCTCTAGGTCTTCTAGATTACCGTATCCAAGGGCAACACCCTTGTTCATCTTGATTCTGTCAACCATCTGTAACCTCTTGATTTCCGATTATACCTAAGTATACCACACGAAATAGAATCTGTCAACTAAATAAGCATATCAAAGTCCCTTTGGCATTGGCATCATTACCATCAGGGCGATGATAACGAATGGCCACATCATCAGACCCAACATCAATATTTCCATCTTCATTACCTTCTCTTCGTTGTTTTCTCAGTATATACATAGTATAGCAACAGAATTAGAGTTTGTCAACTAAAATCGACACGGAATCCAAGAAAAATTAACGTCATCTAGCCAACGCCATTCACCTGTTTTCAGTGATTTTATGGGGGGTAACGTGGGTTTAGGGGTCATAGCCAGAACGCCGGGGGGGAGTTCTAGGACTTCCCACTTGTCTCCGTGTTCCCGAATACGGTTCTTACCCTTGTTGGTGATGCCCTTGAGGGTGAGGATCATTATGCCCGCCCTCGACCATTCATATTCGGCATCTTTAACCCAGATTTCTTGAAAGCTTCAGAGATACGCTTCTCAGGGTCTTTACCATCCTTCCAGACTTCCAACTCGGAAATGTCAATCCCTGCTTCTCTCATGATCCGCTTCTTGATCATCAGGTCACGAAATATCCAATTACTATTCATCATAACGTCTTCCCTTTCTCAGTGTATAACTAACTATACCACACGAAAAAGAATTTGTCAATAGCTAATTTAGAATCCCTTGGGTTTTTTTGTGATGCCTCTGCGCTTCATTTCCATCTCAATCCACTGATTTGCAGCAGGATTTCTAACCTTCTTCTTGAGTAGTCCCCTAACTTGTCTCAACACATTATTGAACAGTGTGCCATCGTCTTCTAACACATCGTTATTATCAATAACAATCAGGTTGCCCCTAAAGTGCTGACTGAATTTACCAAGGTTGGACTGAACGTCTTTCCACGATTTTGTTGCAATGGAGGCGTGTACCTTACGTTTACGCTCTGCATTACGAGCAAGTGCAACGTCCAGCGAGGTATTGACATATATCATGTGAGTGTCGTAACCAAGTTTTTTAAGCTCGGTTGATTGCCGTGCAATCTTATCATAGTCACGTCCTGTGCCATCTATGATGAGTCCAAGACGACCAGCAACATAGTTATCCTGTTTCTTTTGCGTCACCACTTTTGCTCGGTCACGCAGTTTGTCTCTAGGTTCCTGCTGAAGCTCGGCCTTCCTTGTTGTCATGTCCATTTCTAGACCAGCATCTTTGAGATACTTCTCAAAGACATCATCAGAGTTGACTATCTTGAGTCCTGTACCGCCGGTAGACTTTCTGACAACGAAAGACTTACCGCTGCCCGGTCCACCGGCGAGAAAGAATGCTTTAAATATATTGGGGTCTTGCAACCCTTCCTGTAGTTCGTTGAAGTTTTTCATCTGTGTTCAGTCCTTGTTTTCTATATCCGGCCATCTCTATAATGTATTTATCATCCTCTGTAAGTGGTGTATAATCTAACTTGCGCTCTTGGGTCTGGAATGTCATCTTCTTGATACGGTTTTTGGTCTTAGCCATTTTAAGTTCCTTTCGCTGTTGATGTTTAGATATAGAGGTGTTAGAAATGGACTTCTCCTTATGTTGATCCACGAGCCTTTGAGGAGTCAAAAGAATCCTTTGTGACGTTCATGGACATTCTATGTTTGGTGTTGGGTATATCAAAATCGTGACGTAAACTCCTGATAAGGAAATTACCATTATATAGCATATCTAATGTTTCGTTTTGGGGGGTCTTTACTGCTGATACACTGGGAATCTTAATTGTCACAATGTCTCCTGCCTTGACGAGAGTAGTACCGACAACATCGATATTTAATTGCAAACCACTTTCTAACATCCCGAACTGAGATTTTCTTGATTGCATTAAATTTAAATTGTCTGTACTAAATGAATTTTGATAAAAATCGTCTTGTTTACTCTCATCTACACCGAATCCCACAGTAGGTTTTAAATATTGTCTGGCTGGAAATGATGACACACTAACTCCATCAGGATCATTTACTGCTACTGGTTCTTTACCAAGATGTTTCTCATCACCAAAGCTCTCGTTATAATTATATATATGTTTTTGATAACTTTTAGACATGATATCATGGACAAGCAATTCAGACGAAAATATACCCTTTGAATAATTCCACATAGTATCTGGGGAACCAGTTACTTTATAATTCTCAATTGCACCCAGCTCTGCTAATATGTCTCTTGCACCATTTTGTGTTCTTGTCCCTGCTATTGTTTTTTCATAGGTCATCACAGGAGGTTGTGCGTACATTTCTGCTAGAGTTCTAAAATTAAATCTGGATGTAGTTTCCCAAAAAATATAGGTTGGGTGATTTCCCTCTTTTGATACAGCGTTTTTCATAGACATTCTAATAACGTCAAATGGTTTAATGTTAGGTGCAATGATTTTTTTCTTCTCACCACTAGGTTCTATATGTAATTGTTTACCACTGTCTAGGTCTTCTTCAATCATTACCTTAACAATATCAGAATATGAACCGACCAAATTCCTTCTAACTCTAGACCTCTGATCAATAACGAACTCTCTTGAACAGAATGACATGGTTGTAGCCTGAACACCATTACCAATATCAACCCTATCGTCAACACCTGTGACGACAAATGGGTTTGATGAAAAATCAATAGTGTTTTCTCCACCATTTAAGTTGGGTGTTGCAATTTTAAGTCTTAGATATTCTTGACCAATGATAGGACCAAAAGATGCTAGATTGAAAGCATCTTGAATTGTAATCACGCCGGTTACAGTAAAAGAATCTAACCCTTCAAATATGGTAATACCCATAATCGAAGCCTTTAGTCCAACCACTTTACCCGAAGTCAAAACCAAATCACATTGGACGATATTAAACTCACCACCACTTCTAAGTTCTTTTTGTGCCACTCAATTAATCCTCTGTTTCAGTAATCAGTCTTTCAAAATCCTCTACAAACTGTTCCAGATAGTCTGGGTCCAACAGTCGTATTCTCCTGAGTGTATCTTGTTTTGCTTCTTCATATTCTCTGTTTGTAATCAGAGTTGCACTAGAAATCGTATCACCATTTTCATCTATGTTACTAGTACCGATATTGATTTTGACACTGGTATCACCTGATACCTGATTTATCTCGTAGTGATGCACTCCATCCACATTGTCATATCGCTCAGCAAGGTGTGCAAGAAACTGTCGAGTGTTCATTGGCCACTGGTGATACCTGTCTGTGATGTTATTGACCAACAGAATAACCCAATGGTACTCTGCATCACCATAATACTTGTGTGCAATCATCTCTGGTGTCTCGCCATTCCTAAGATCATATGTGTCATAGAGTGAGGTGGTTGATTTTGCCTTACTATGCATGGCAACACGCTTGAGTAGGTGTGTGACAATCTTTGGCTCGGTTTTACCGACAGCATCATAGAAAATTGTGGGAAACTGGGCAAAATACATCTTAGTATCCGTCCTCTATGTTAGACCTATCCATGATTTCAATTTCTTGAAAGTCTAGAGAAATAGTCGTCTTCTGTGGTGGCGCACCAAGGTCATCTGCATTATATGTTACAAACTTATCTCCACCATAATTAACGTCCATTGATCTAAGGTAACATTTACCGATTTTATTAATATATAAATTTTCAGCATTTACATGCATATATCGAATAGAGAATAAATCAGGGATGGTCATTTCCCTAACAGCACCCCCACCCCTAAATGAAGGCGACATACCCACCTTAAACTCTTTTATAATTGCGTGTACCACTGCTGTTTCATTTGCACTCTTAGGAATAAATATAAAAGTAAAAGAAAATGACCTTCTACCAGTTCCACGAAACATCATCTCTGTTCTAGGTGTCATGATTGCACCTTGGTCAATCGCATACAAATCTTTAGCGCCGGGAAGAAATTTGTCAATCATCCCAACACCCATCTTTTGCAGACCAGACCCCATTGTGCCAGCTGCTTTGTTGGCACCACTTTCGAAAGATGCACCCGCTTGATAATCTTTAAATAATCCATATAGTGCTTCACCCATCACACCAATCTCACCCTCACTATAATCCATGTTATACTTAACATTTACTGCGGGCGGCATATATAATCCGATAGCGGTTCCAGTTTTTTGAATGTTTCTACGTTGCAGAATTAGTGAATTACTTGAACCATTTGGACCAGCACCACCACGACCAGTCTTTGCCGCTTGTTTAGCAGCAAAATCATCGTTTGATTTTTTCTGCGCCCGTGCAGTAGCCTTTTTGTCAAGTGAACCATCCTCTGGATCATAAATTTTTGCAACCTTTGGTGCCCCTTTCCTATCTACTTTCACCTTTGCACCAGATACAGAGTGACGAGCAAACAGGATATAACTTGCTTGATGCATGTTAGTACCAACATCTTCTGGATAGGTTAGAAGCACTTCAGATGGTTTAAAATTACTCTGTAAAGGACTAGATGCTGTGCTAGAAGACGTTCCACCCAACCCCGACCTTAGACTATCGGCAACAGAACTTACTGCTTTCTGTGCGGCACCGGCAGCTGCATTCTTTGCTATGTTTACGAAAGCGTCTCTTAATGCCATGTCTAAATATCCTTATACACTGATGGAACTATTTATAACGAATGTCATACAAAGGTCGATACACACCAAGGAAACCCGAAAAATATAAGGGTGATCCACGGAACATAATTTATCGTTCTCTCTGGGAACGTAAGTTTATGGTATACTGTGACAACAGCGCATCCATAATTGAGTGGGGTAGTGAAGAGATCATTATACCATATTTATCACCCAAGGATGGTCGTATGCACAGATATTTCCCAGATTTCTACATCAAGGTCAAACAGGCTGATGGTGGAATCAAGAAGATGATTATAGAGGTGAAGCCCAAGGTGCAGTGCAAACCACCCAAGGAACCCAAGAGACGCACCAGACGATGGATGAATGAGGTTATAACCTATGGTGTAAACGATGCAAAGTGGCGATATGCTACAGAATGGTGTGCAGATAATGGTATGGAGTTTAAGATATTAACTGAAGATCATCTGGGTATTTCGTATAAATAATACTATGGCAAGAGCACCAAGTAAATATATGCAAGCAGTCAAGGATGAACTAAAGGGTCGTCCTCGTTCAACTGCATGGTATAGAGAAAAGATCAAAGAACTGGGCACACCAACCACGTTGGACCTCATACGGGATGGTAAGAGGAACAACAAGCCGTTCTATGGTAAGCTGAACATGTTTATGTATGACCCAAAGTTCAAGAAGACCCTACCATACTATGACACGTTTCCATTGGTGTTGCCACTAGAGACATATTCAGACGGATTTCTGGGTATCAATTTTCACTACCTACCTATTCCACTGAGGATCAAGTTACTTGACCGTTTGGTGGATTTCTCTAACAACACCGCATTTGATGAGTCCACCCGGCTGGTTGTTGATTACCAGAAGTTAAAGGGTGTTCGACTTATCAGACCAACCATACACAAATACCTTGCTGGACAAACCAAGTCACAGTTTCGTAGGATTGATGCAGACGAATTTACGATTGCAACTCTACTACCTGTACAGAGGTTTAAGAAGGCATCTGCATCAGAGGTATGGAAAGATTCGAGGGCAATGATCTAATGGCAACACTAGCAAGTTTTGTAGAATCAACCGCATTTGGCGTACTCAACGATTTCCTGTCTGAGTTCCACAGTGAAAATGGATATGCACTCCCAAGTCGGTATGAGGTCATTATCACATCTCCCGGCGAGGGTAATGCAAGAAAAGTATCTATGCGTTGTGAGTCAATTGATATGCCGGGTAGGGCACTTAACACATCGATGGACGAAAACATATATGGTATTGCACCTGAGATTGTTGATGGTATAACTTTTGCTGGCGACATTTCAATGACCTTTCAAGCGAGTAGTGATTTGGAGGAAAGAGTATTCTTTGAATCTTGGCAAGAAGAGGCTTGGGACAAAGGAACGTGGAATGTAAAATACTACAAAGATTATATTAAGGACATCGATCTGTATGTTCTTGATCAACAGGATACAAGACGATATGGGATTAGATTAAGAGAGTGTTTTCCAAAAGAGGTTGGACCAATATCACTCAATTATGGAACAGCGGGTGATATTATAAAACAACCTGTTACTATGCAGTATAGATATTGGGAGACTCTTGATATCAACAATCAACCACCTAATCTTATGGAGAAGGTTCTTGATACAGTGATATCAGGTGCAGAAAGAACAATTAATGCGAATATACCGAAGGTGTTAAGCAGACTATGATAAAGGATGAAACATTATGGCGTTACCTAAACTACAAACTACTGAACACAAACTAACAGTACCATCAACACAGGAGGAAATTAAATTTAGACCATTCTTGGTCAAAGAACAAAAGATTTTGATGATTGCTCAAGAGTCTGGGGATGAAAAACAAATAGCTGATGCTATGGAGAAGTTAGTATCAAATTGTACCTTTGGTGCCATAAACGCTAGTACTGCCCCAATGTTTGACGTAGAATATGTATTTTTACAATTGAGGTCAAAATCTGTTGGTTCTAAGATAACCTTGAATATTACATGTCCAGATGATAACGAAACTAAAGTCGAAGTTGAAATAGACGTTGATGATATTGGTGTTCAAATGACTTTAGAACACAGTCTAGACATTGAAATAACAGACAGTATCAGTGTTACTTTAAGATATCCTAGACTTAAAGATTTGCATGGTGTACCGGACGAACTGAGTGATTTTGAAAAGACACTGCTTCTACTTATTGAATGCATTGAGAGTGTTACATCAGGTGAAGAAGTTATTAATAAAATTGATATGACTCAGGATGAAATTATTGAATTTGTTGATTCGTTTAATTCAAAACAAATAGAAAACGTAATGAAATTTTTTGAAACAATGCCTAAATTACGACATGTTGTTGATGTTGTTAATCCGAAAACAAAGGTAAAGGGAGAAGTATTGTTAGAAGGACTCGAAACTTTTTTGGTATAGGGCTGTCTCATGACTCTGTAGAAAATTACTACAAACAAAATTTCGCCATGATACAGCATCACCACTGGAGTTTAACTGAATTAGAAAATATGATGCCTTGGGAACGAGACATATACTCTGGCTTGTTGTTACAACATTTAGAGAATGAGAAAGCGGAGTACGAAAAACAAGAAAGAAAAAATAGGAGTTAATCAAATGGGCGAAGAAGAAATTAAAGCATCAGGTCATCATCCAGCAGATACGAATGGTGATGGTAAAGTTAGTCCCGACGAACAACAGATGTATCTAGAGTTCAAACGTAAGGAACTTGAGGATGCAGACGCAATGCGTGACGCACAACGTACAATGGCATGGTACTCACTTGGTGGTATGTTGTTGTATCCTGTTATTGTGGTTCTTTCAATAGTTTTCAATATGGAACAGGCAGCTAAGATTCTTGGTGACATGGCGGGTGTGTATTTCATCGCAGTTGCTGGTATAGTTGCAGCGTTCTTTGGCGCACAGGCACTTAGCAAACCTAAGAAATAAGGAATAAGTCATGGCCACGAATGATGAAATTGTTGCTAAACTTCCCGCTGTATTAGCAAAGCTGCAAGAAACAAATGAACGATCTGCGAAAGCTGCTGAGTTGGCAGAGAAGAGAAAACTTGCAGATTTAAAAAAACAACAAACTATTGCAAATAAAAAGGGCGCTGCGAAAACCCGTGCTGATTTAGATGCAATACAAGAATTAAAAGATTTAAAAGAGGCTATTAAGGACAGGGAAGCTCAACAAGCAGAAATAGCCAAATCATCTGCTGGTCAGGCAATAGCTCTTAAAAAAGAATTAGAAGGGAGTGGTAAGGTTGCAGAGGACAATAAAGAGTTTCAAAAATTAAGTTATCAGGCACGAAAAGAAGATTACGCACAACGCCTTAAAAACGCAACATCTCCTGCTGCTAAAAAACAAATAAGAGAAGAAGCAAGAGCAGATGCAAAGAAGAATGGTTCCCGTTTAGAAAAGATTGCTGCTGGAATTGATGGTCTATTTGAAATGGGTAAGAAGAAGTTGAAGACTGCTGCATTAGGTGGTCTTGCAATTCTTTCTACTCTTGCGATTGGTGGGTTTATTATTGCTCTTGGTAAGTTTCTGCAAAGTGATTCCTTCAAGAAGTTAACAAAGTTTATACAGGAAACAATAATTCCTAAACTGATGGAGTTTTGGGAATTTGTCAAAGATAACTGGGTAGAAATTGGTATATTAATATCTTCATTTTTAGCAGCATTTGTTATCGTTAAGGCAGCAATGATTGGCGCTAAAATCGTTAAGACAATTAAAGCAATAGGTGTCGCATTTACAGCAGTCAAAGCATTTTTTGCATCAACCATGCTCCCAGCGGTTACTGCAATGATGATTCCCCTTCTACCATTTATTGCTATCGGCGCAGCAATTTCTCTTGCGTTATATTCTCTAAAGGAAGCATTTGTCGATGCGAGGAAGACGTTTGAGGAAACTGGTAGTATAGGTGAAGCACTTAAAGCTGGTATATCTAAATTTATGGGAACCCTACTTGGGTTCATACCTAAGATGGTTCTAAAACTGGTGGGTTGGGTTGCTGGACTATTTGGATTTGATGACTTCAAGAAAAAAGTTAATGCTATTGACCCTATTGAGTTTATCAGTAAACATATTTCAGCCATGATTACGAAACTTGTAGATTTTGTTAAACTTTTATTTAAAGACCCTGTTGGAGCGATTAAAGAACTTGTAAAAGGGTATATTGATGTGATAACTGATTTTGCTGGATTTGTCTATAAGAAAGCCATTAAACCTATTATTGATTGGGTGGGTAAATTATTTGGTGTTAAAGATGCATCTGGCCAGATGGAAGGTTTCGTTGAAAAAAAATTAGATAAGATCATAAATTTTGCTGAAGAAATATACAACAAATATATTAAACCTGTTGTTGATTGGGTTAAAAAGACATTTAGTTTTGATGTGAGTGGAACAGCATCATCAATTATGAATATGCTTCCAAATTTGAGTAATATGATGCCAGACTTACCCACATGGGATAATATTAAAGGTAAAATTGGCACCCTACTTAATGATTTGCTACAGGGCTTGGCCAAGATGATGGATTTCAAGTTCGTGCCCGACAAGGTGATTAGAGGTATATCTAATCTAGGCACTGATGTAGCATCTTCTCTGGGAGCTGAAGTAGGTAATAAATATAATCCCAAAACCGAAACAATGGAAGTAGTCGATACGAAAACAGGTGTAAAATTAAATGCTCAGCAATTACAAGAGTTCGAAGCTTCAAAGGTAAAACGTGATGCTTCTAGTTCTGCTGCTGGAGGTGGTGGACAAACTAACAATGTTGATGCAAGACAATCATCAACTGTCAACACTACAGGACCAAGTGGTCAAAATCGTATTAAAAATGAAAGGTATGGTGGTCTACAACCTCCAGCATATCAGTATGAAGGTCTTTAAAAAAAAGGGGGAACCGAAGTTCCCCCTTTCTCTTACTCGTTTGCCAACTTTTCAAAATAGGACAGACTGTCCCCTTCATCATCAGTGTCAACA